GAGTAGGCAATCATGGCAATAAAAAGAAAGGCGATCGACAAGCGTTTAAAGAAAAAAGATTTGATGAAAGGTGGGGGATCGTTAACTGTTTGCACGATATGGAAATTAAGCTTTCCGAAGCATTACTGCAGGAAGTAACCGAATTATATCAAGATGGGTATGCAGTAGAGGATATAGCGGAAGCGATCAAACGTGATCCTGACGAGGTTTTTATCGGATTATTCCATCAGGTGCGACAAGGTAAAGATCTAACACCATTTGCTAAACGATTCTAAAAGGAGGTTGTATCTATCATGGCCAAGAAAACACAAAAGAAAAAGAATCCAGTAATGCAACAAAAGTATGAAGAAGGATTTGAAGATGGGTTACGACAAGGAAAGTATGAAGCGATCAGGATTTTCGCAGAAAAGTTTGAAGGGTTAGAAAAGGTAGATGGAATTGGAAAAGCAACTATCGAAAAAATTATTACTCACCTTGGTAAGAGCGAGCAATAGACAATCGCTGTGCAACCATTAAAGATTTCAGGATTATACGCAGGCGAAAGACAGAAAAATTGAATGTGGATCAAATGTGAAGCAAATAAACACATATCAGGAGGAACGAAATTGGATATCATGCAAAAGTTAGATCAATTAAGTGCATTATTAAGAGATCTTGCGCCAGTATTTATGAAATACAAAACAGATTTAATGAAACAAGGGTTTAGTGAAGAAGAAGCGTTAAAATTAGTTATTCAGGCACAAGAAATTATTTTGAACAAATAAAGATAGAGAGGGGAATAACACATGATAAATACAAATGAATTGTTTGGTGTGCAAGCATTATTAGATGATCGAATTGACGAAGAACGAGGATTATCAGGAAACGATATGATGCAGGAAAGAATGCTAGCACTACTGGTAGAGATCGGAGAACTAGCAAACGAAACAAGAACATTTAAGTTTTGGTCAAGTAAGAAACCTAGCGAAAAAAGGGTTATACTAGAGGAATTTATCGATTGCATGCACTTCTTATTATCGATCGGAAATTATATCGGCTATCAGGTGGACTTGAATCAAGCACAAGAAATAGAATCAGGCGAAACAACAACCGATTCATTTGTACGATTTTTTCATAGTGTTGTAGAGTTCAGAAATTATAAAACAGAAGCGAATTACATTGCTATGTGGGATTGGTTTATGGGAATCGGAAGGCAGTTAGGTTTTTCAGATGAAGATATATACAAATCCTATATGAATAAAAATATGATTAATCACCAACGCCAAGCACAAAGGTATTAAAGGTATCGAGTGATAGCAATATCAATATCGATATCGTGAGGGGGTATATAATGGCGCAAGGGAAACGAGGAAAACCGTTAGAAAATGCCATTGAGTATACGAATAACATCTATAAAAATAAAGGGGTGGCACTGGTAGATAAAGTGCCTACCCCTTGGAATGTAAGTTATAACAGGAAAACAGGAAAAGTATTCAAGGCGTTCCCACAAAAAAAAGGAACAGTTGATTTCATAGGAATATCACATGGTCGGGGGGTAGCGTTTGATGCGAAAAGCACGAATAACAGTACAAGTTTTCCGTTAGGTAATATCGAGGACCATCAAATCAAATACTTATTGAACCATAAAGATCAAGGTGGTATAGCATTCATCATTGTTGAGTTCGCGAATTATGGCGAGCATTATTTCCTAACTATCGATGAATTAAATGAATGGTGGGTAGCTTCTCAAAATGGTGGAAGGAAAAGCATACCGTATAGATGGTTTGTTATGTATTGTGAACAGATCAGATCAGAAAAAGGTGTACCGTTACATTACTTGAAATTTTGCACAAGGAAGTGAATAACATGGATTCTAAATTGGTAGTGCCAGGAGAAATAGATCAGCACAGAAGCACCAAACAATACTTTGTTACGAAAATAGATCATGGGTTTCAAAAATGGAATCGAGCGTATTATAAAAGTAAACAGGAATTAGAGCATAAAAGCATATGACAAAGCTATCAGCTATTGAAAAAGCAATACAAAGCATAGGAAAAAGAGGTGTAGAGTTATTAGAGAGTGAGGGGATTAAAATATCTTGGAAGCATGAATATGATTTGAAGGAATTTATTCTTGCTGCAAAACAAGAAGAAGATATTTTAATGAGAATTAGTCAGATGGAAACAGAGTTATTTCGAGGGGGTAGCTTCATTGACACAAACAAAAATAAGGCAAAAAATGACGAAGCAAATAAAACAGATCGAAAGACACCTAAGAAGTTATAGCACATACAAAGTAGGATTAAATACTTTGCAAAAACAATTGGATTACATTATGCCGAACATTACAGCTACCTATGAAGTATCAGAAGGATCAAGCGGAACATTTAATATAAAAAGCGATACAGAAAATTATGCGATTGATCGTATCGAAAGTAAAAAAGCATTGATTTTACATGAAGATATTGCGAAATACGATATGTTGATCGGGTCGATGGATCAAGCAATAGAAGAATTAGACGATATCGAAAAAAAGTTTATCCAGTTACGCTATATTGAAAGAAGAACCATTATGCAAACATCAATCGAGTTAGGTTATTCCGAAAAATATGTATTCAACCTAAGAAATCACGTTATGGATAAATTACTGATATCGTTGAAAGGTTTATTACAGTTTTAGTACAGTTTATGTACAGTTTCCTGATACTATTTAGGGGATATAAAAGTTTGGTCAGGGTGCTATTATGGTAGTAAGCAAATCCCCTTAAATTTGCAGAAAAAAGTCATTCACATTGCGTGGGTGGCTTTTTTCATGTTTCCAAAGAAAGAAGGTTAGAAAATGAGAATATATAAAAAGCAAAACGTATTCGAGGAAGCGTTAGATCGAGTGCGTTTTTTGCTCTATACACTTGTAAATGCTATTAGTATAATAGAGATAGCATATAAAAGGAGATTGATAGTGATATGGATACATTAGAGGAAGTAGATCAGTACATTAAGAAAGTGGATTGGAAAAAAGCGAAAACATATAGAAAAACAGCACCACATGAATATACGATCAGAGATTGGCGCAAAGATTTAGATGATGAATTTGTTGGATTCGCTAAGTTGATTAGAAGAATAGGAACTGAAGAAAGATTTTATAGCAAAACATTCCTATATTTCTATCATGGCGATTACAAGTATTGGACGATGGGAGATCCATTGGAAGCGACCGTTGTATTAAATCGTTGTTTGATAAAAGATTATCCTGATAATAAATACAAAGGTAGTTAAAGGGGGGTTATCAATGAGCAGACCAACTAAACTAACACCTGAATTACAAGATGAAATTGTTAAGATTATTCGAGCAGGAAACTATATTGAAACAGCAAGTGCTTATGTTGGAATCAATAAAACAACCCTCTATGCTTGGTTAAAAAGAGGTGCAAAAGAAAAGGAAAGAGTAGCTAAAAATACAAGGTTAAAAACCAAGAAAACCGAGTTACCTTATGTAGAGTTTTCCAACGCAATAGAAAAGGCGTTAGCACAAGCCGAAATTCGAGACGTTACAATCATAGGAAAAGCGGCAGAGCATAATTGGCAAGCGGCGGCATGGAGATTAGAAAGGAAGTTCCATGATCGGTGGGGTAGGAAAGATAAGCAATCCATTGAACATACAGGGAAAGATGGTGGTGCTATCGAAACAAACAACAAACAAGAGGTAGATTTAAGCAAGCTATCGGACAAGGAGTTGGAAAACCTTGAAAACATCATTGGAAAAACTTCCGAATCTAAAGAAGATTAAGATAGAGAAAGCTAAACGAAAATTAATCGATTTTACGATGCACACGAAACCTGATTATGATATTAATTGGCACCATAAAAATTTAGGTGATGCACTAGATCGATTAGCAAGAAAAGAGATCAAACGATTGATGGTATTCATGCCACCAAGACATGGAAAGTCAGAATTAGTATCAAGACGATTCCCTGCTTATATACTAGGCAAAAACCCAAATGCGAACATCATAGGTACAAGTTATAGCGGTGGTTTAGCTTCTAGTATGAATAGAGATGTTCAACGGATTATAGATAGTGAAGAATACCAAGAGATTTTTCCTGAAACAGCATTAACTGGTACCAATTCAAGTGCTATTGGAAAAGGTAGCTATCTAAGGAATTCCGATATATTCGAGATTGTAGGATATACAGGAAGTTATACATCAGCAGGGGTAAATGGTGGTATCACGGGTCGTGGTGCGGATTTTGCTATCATTGATGATCCTATTAAAAATAGAAAAGATGCCGAATCAAAAACGTACCGAGATAACACGTTTGATTGGTTCACATCAACCCTTTACACACGCCTTGAAAAAGATGCGTGCGTTTTATTAACGTTAACAAGATGGCACGAAGATGATTTAGCAGGAAGGTTATTGCGATTAGCAGATGAAAACGAAGATGCAGATCAATGGGAAGTAATTAATTATCCCGCGGTTTTTGATGAAAACGTAGCAGAATTAGATGAAACAGATCCAAGAGAAATTGGTCAACCACTATGGCCGAACAAATATAACATGAAAACATTGAAGTCGATTAAGTCAACAGTAGGTAGCTATGAGTGGTCAGCATTATACCAACAAGCACCAAGTCCATCTGCAGGAGGGGTACTGAAACGTGATTACTTTATGCACTATTCAGCACCACCTTCTAAGTTTGAGGAAATCATTCAATCATGGGATTTTACCTTTAAGAATACAGAAGATAGTGACTATGTAGTTGGTCAGGTATGGGGTAGAAAAGGTGCGGATAAATACCTATTGGATCAGGTAAGAGGACAATTTAGTTTTACTCAATCGATACGAGCGGTTGAAACCCTATCATCTAAATGGCCACAAGCAAAAGCAAAACTAATTGAAGATAAAGCAAATGGTCCAGCAGTTATTTCCACGCTAAAAAGTAAGATAAGCGGATTGATACCTGTTGAACCTGTTGGAAGTAAATTAGAAAGAGCCTATGCGATTACACCACAGCTAGAAGCAGGAAACGTATATATTCCCGAGCCGAAATTAGCTAAATGGATACACGATTTCATAGAAGAATGCGCAGCGTTTCCGAATGGTACCAATGACGATCAGGTAGATACTATGACACAAGCATTACACCGATTAGATCGGCACAAGTCGAAACCTAAAGTAAAAGCAAGATCATATTAAGGAAGGGGGAATGAGATCATGCCTTCAACCAAAGCATTTGTACTTGAAGATGGCGAAGTAATATCAGGTAAGTACATGGATAAATATTCAGTAAAACAACATGAAGGATCGAAACAGATACCTAGTGATCGATTTAGAGAGAGTTACAGGGGTGATGGATTGATCCAACCATTATATAATCCCGAAGCATTAGCAGAACTATTAGAGATCAATACACACCATTATAGAGCAGTAAAAACGAAAGCTAGAGATACAGCAGGACTTGGTTATCATTTGAAGCCTAAAGTAGAGAATCCTAGCAAGGAACAAAAGGAACGTATCATAGAATTACTAGATAATCCTAGTCCACATATGACACTAGCAGAAATAAACGATCAGGTAATGGTAGATTTTGAAGCGGTTGGTGATGGATACCATGAAGTCATTCGACTAGGTGAAGAAGTCGTTGGACTAGAACATATCCCCTCACATACAATGCGTGGACATGAAGATATGAACAAGTTTTGTATGATTAGAGGGGTTAAAAAAGTATGGTTTAAGCGGTTTGGATTGGATCAAGATGTTCATTATGAAACAGGAGATTATCACCCTCTTGGATCATTAGAGGAAATAAATCGTGGAAACGAGATACTACACATTAAAAACTATACCAGTAGATCCGACTATTACGGTATTCCTGATATCATGCCTGCATTGGGCGCATTAATTGGGGATCGAGAAAGACAAGAGTATAATACTTCATTCTTTGATAATCACGCTATTCCTGCTTATGCGGTTACAGTTTCAGGTGCAGAGTTAGATGATGAAACAGAGAATCAGATCCGAAAGTTCTTTCAGCAAGATGTTAAAAAATCGAATCATTCAACGCTTGTACTCACAGCTAAGAAAGAGGAAGGCGATTATTCCACAGAACCCGTTGAATTTAAGTTTGAAGCATTAAGCACAGATACAAAAGAAGCTAGTTTTCGTATGTTCAGGCAGGATAACCGAGATGAAATATTATCAGCACATGGCGTACCACCCTATCGAGCAGGCGTAACAGTAGAAGGACAATTAGGC